ACCCTACCTTCGCGGTAGAGTCTTCGTTAGCTACGATCTTTTGAATGGGCTTCCACAGGTACTCCTTTACGAGAGAGGGTGACCACGGTATATCCACCTCCTGCTTGATGACTCGCTTCATATCAAGCCCTGAGTCATTCAGCTTCTCACCTAGCAGTCGGCAGTACACATGTAATGCGTTGTTCTGTGCTGAGGTTCTGGTCTTGCCACCCTTGATCTTGAGTGTTAGATACTTCTTCTCCTCGTACATCTGGGTCATCATCTTGATGAAGGCTTCAAGAGAACGCCTGTCATCTACCACCCAGAAATCCCCCTGATTTATATCAGTCATTTCTTCCCCCTCTGACCGAAGCGAGCATCGAACCGCTGCTTCTCTGTTAGTACATGATTAGAGTAGGTGCAGGGAGGGAAGTGTTTAACTTCCCCACCCTTGCTGAAGAACAACTCCAAGTCTTTCTCTAATCTATCTCTGACTTGTTGGTTAGTCTGAGTCGCCGTCAGCATACTCTTCTCCTATTTTAAATAAATCATCCATGCTCATGCCAAGCGCGTCACATATTTCTTTGTAGCGTTTAACCTGCATACCCTGTTGGGTAAGTGAGTGCGAGTAGTTAGCTGCACTCACCCCTATCTGTTGGGCTACTTTAATATGTCTAATACCCGTGATGGCATGAGCGGTTCTGATTGCCCTACCTATATGAATAGGCATGTAGCTCTCCTTACAAAACCCAACAGCGATAGGTTGTTTCATTGTTTGCGCCATAGATACTGCGCGTATTGTATTTTAATTGCCATTTATGCATGATAGCCACAAACCTATCACGCTCATGCTGTGTCTTTACTACAATAGACTGCCCTGCTTTCATCTGCTTAATGACAGGCTCTAATCTTTGACGCGCAGCAGAACACCTGCTAGTAATTTCAGGGGGGATATCTACATGATCTTCAATAGCATACAGGCTAGCGCTTTTAACCTGCGGAAGATCAGGTAACAATTTATCATCTTCTATTTCATACATGTCATCGGTCTTAGGGGCGTCCACAGCCACCAAGCAATGCTTGTTAATCAACAACTCTACTGCATCGTTGAAGTTTTCAAGGTCGTTAGACGCTTTGTATTTTCTTAAAAGATTAATTGTGTTGAGCTTTAATTTTAATGGTACGGACTTATGTGCGTTCATGTTTTCATCCTCCAAGGATAAGGGGGCTTGCGCCCCCAGTAAATTAAAAGGGCATATCTTCTGAAGCAACCTCCACCCTTGGTGCAGGTGCAGACTGAACATCCTTCGGCTTAACCGACAGGCTCATGTACTTCTTACCGTTCTTAGATTCCTTGAGCCACGAGTTCAGCCAGTATTCCTGACCACCTACATTGATCGTGCCATTGTAGTCAGCGTGTGTCTCAATCTCTTTGCGCTCATTCTTGAACAGTGCGCCACGGTTTGTATCATCATAATCACTCATCGTATTCTCCTACTGGAAGTATTGGTTAACATCTTGTTTGATTCTTAATGCTGCATTGGTTACATGTTCTGCCAATGCTTCTATGTATTCCTCATCGCGTTCAACACGAACGATCAAAGGTTTCATGGTCTGGTGATAGGACATGAAGTCCCACCACGCTCTGCCTGTGATCCACAAGCACCCCATGATCTGCTGCAAGTGTTTAGAAGGCACGACTCCTGCCTTCACCCACTCAACATGCGTAGCAGGGGCAGCGCATTTGATTTCCAAACCGCCATCATCCCCCACTAATCCGTCTGGCGAACAACCTGCGTTCACAGTGTCATGCAGACAGAATCCCACCTCCTGAACAGTGTAACCTGTCAGGGCTTCGTACAATTCACGGGCATCTGGTTCTAGCTCAGTGCCACGCTTCATGTGTTCGTTGACGTAGACCAAGGTCGTCTCGCCTGTTAGCTCTTCAGCGACTAGCTGATTGATGTAAGCCTCAACCTGTGTAGACTTGCCACCCTTTCCGGTGACTATCTTAGAAAACTGTGAGGCCGATGGGACACCTAGCCTAGCTGTCAGCCATTCCTGACTGCCCTGTTCGCAATCTATTATTCGCATTAGAAGAAATCCTCAGTAGCCTTTGCGGGATGCGAAGGGTGTTTAGGCTTAGTAGATGCAGCGTTGCCATCATCATCCTCAGCGGGGATACCTGCGATAGACTGCAAAGCGTACCTTCTAGCGTAAGTGATAGCTGAACCCGCACCGTGCGCATCTAACTTGCCTAGAGGGATTAAAAACTCCTGCTCTAGCCACTCACCGGATGAATGCATTAAGCGTGTAGATACTCCAATACCACCCTGCCCATTAACAGGGAATTGCACATAGCTCAGGCCATGATTTGCGAACGGGGCTTTGACTGCTTGTATGACAGCCCCAAGATCAGCGTAGCTAGATTTAAAGAATGGATTGGAAGAGCCTTTAACCGCTGCGCCCATCTCCCCTTGTGCCGCAGCCATCGCGGCTGCTAGGTTTGCTATTGATTCAGATTGTTTCATTTTCACCCTCCTCTTGAGCGAGCATTGTGTCTAATACATCACCAATCACACCGTGTGTTAGCTGCGCCATGCCCACCAGTGTGGGGTACTTGGCTTTGACTTCTTTATCCTCTTCGATCATTCTGCACTCTACTTGCGTGTTGAGTAATGATGAAAATAGTATCCGCGCTTTTTCAGTGTCTAAAGTTAATTTGTAATCTGTCATGATATCCCCCTATCGCAGGTATTCTTGTTCGTTTAGGTCATCGCGAATGCGGTGCATGGCCTGTTCTGTGGTCTCATAGTCATGACCGTAAATCGCTAGCGCGGTCTCGGCTATACCAATCTCGCGAGTGGCAACATCCCTAATGAAAGACAGGACAGCCTCACGCATCTCACCCCTGAAAATAACAGAGTAAGTAAGCGTGTCAGCTTTGTTCGTGATTAGCTTATGGATGCAGCCGCGCAGGACTTCGGGGTCTGCATGGTAGAGCATGATGTCACACAGATACTCGTTCGCATCTGCGTCATGCAGTACAGAGAAGATCATCTGATCGATGTCAGCTAGTGGGACTACGTCCCAATCGATGTCACCGTCAATAAGATATTGTGTTGCGGTTGTTGGCTCAGCGAGCCACTCTTTGATGTATTTCATGTCATCCTCCTCAGAATGTGTAGCCATCGTAATATAGATTAAATATCCTTGTCAACAATTGTGTCGAAATAAAACCTGCGAGGCCGATCCTCCTGCTCGGTTAGCTGTAAGCTGTTGTCGTGAAAGTAAAAATTGTATGTGCCTTCCCATCCGCCGCTGTGTCTTTGCTTAGCCACAATCAACTTTTGGTCTTTATGTTTAGATAAAAACTCCTGCTGCTTCTCATCTAACTCGGTCAGTTTGGCTAATTCCTTGAGTTGTTTTCTCTTCGCGTTGCTAGCGGTTAACAACACATTATCAGCCATGTCGGTAAGCGTACCTGCCCCGCGAATGGAATACTTGTCGGGTATCCAATTGTCATCTGCTTGTGGGGGCTTCCTGATATGAGCCACTAATATAATGCCGACATCTAACGTCTTGGCGCAGTGCTGTAGCTTGTTCACGAACTCTGTCTCGGCTGCATAATCCTGAAAGCCCGTGCCACATTTCGCGAGGGAATCAATGAAGACAAACTTGCAGCACAGTTCTTTAACACAGTAGTGGATGATAGACAGGACGCGCTCAGGCTTCACGGTATCTAACTGATCAAATATCACAAGGTTCTTATCAACGAACGCTGAGAACTCTTCAATGAAATTCTCGGCAGGTGTCCCATCCTTAGCCCCTGCGGCTTGCATTAACATCCGATACAGGGATTCGCTCGGCTTCATCTCAAGGGACGCGAGGCAGACCTTAGAGTCTTTGAGTAGACCAAGGATTATCTCGCCACAGATAAGGGATTTCTTGGAGGCATTAGCGCCACCAAATATGGTTAACTCGCCCTGCCTTAAGCGAAACGTATCATGCGTCTTAGGCCACGGCAGCTTCGCACCCCATATCTTTTGCCCTTTGGATCGTTCGACCACCTCATCATGCCACCTGCCCGCGCTGTGGATCTGCGAGGCTTCCATCATGCCAGTGAGTTCGAGGTACTGCTCTAATTCTAAACCTTGGGGAAGCTTCATAGTTCGACCCCCCATGACTGTTCGCGAGTAGGGGACTGCTCTTGCCTACGCTTCTCCCATGTAACCACACAGGCTTTCCATGATTTCATCCTCTCTTTACCGATTTTCCACCCGCGCGCTTCGTAGAATGCAATGAACATTTCAGGGTCTATTCCGTTACCCCGCGACTCACAATACTCCCTCACTTCACCCACTGTCGGGGGTATAGATTGTTTATTGTTACTTGTTACTTGTATAGTTGTTGCCGTTTGTTTGTCAGTTGCTTGACTCTTGCTTGACGCTTGCTTGCCCGTATCTTGGTACTGACTGTAGTTAGTTATTGAAATGATTGAGAATTTGTTTGTCGTTTGCTTGTCAATCATGTTGTCACTTTGAAACCAATCTAAGTACTTTCTCAGACGGCGTATTGAGATGCCCAATCTGGCGCTTGCGGCATGCAGTCCGAAGACCACATCCCCGCGCTTTATGTTGAGCATTTTCCCGTTAAATACCGTGGCCTTATCGGTAAGCGATGCCGCCATTAGAAGGTGCAGCCAAAGCTTTAGCGCCTCGGGCTCGCGCCATAGGAAGTGATCCTGTATTGCGCGGTCTAGCCTAATCCACCCTTTCATCATTCCCCCTCGCGCTATTAACTATCCGCTGCGCATTGTAAATATCTGCCCTATCCTTCTCAGTAAATGCTACCCCCTCGCGAGACCATACTGGCACTAATTCTAGCAGCCACTCAGCAGACTTCACCTCCTCGCGTGTATGCTTGCTTTCCCTTGGGGTATAGGGTGACCCATCGTTAGGGTAGATATCCCGCCACGAGAGCCCTACGGCGCTTAGAATCGATCCTGCGCTACAGTCCTGCGCAAAACAGTGTAGCAGCACCCGATCATCGGCCTCGCGGTATAGAATACTAAGTGAGTGAGATTTATCGTCATGCGCGGGGCATAAGGCCATAGCCTTGTTACCCTTGCGCCTTAACTGGCTCATTTTGCTGCAAATTAGCTCGTAATCTGCCATGATTTCCCCCTTGCGGTATAGGGAGAGAGTGGATATCCTGCACTAGATCGCAATACATCCTCCTCCCCCTTGTGTGGTGATCAGTCCCCCTTCGGGGGGACGCTTTAATTACAGTCTACCGTTAACCCCTTATAATTTGGCCAACCATAGGCCATATCGGTTTCAATGCCCAAGCAAACCATCTCGGCATAGAGGTTAGACTCCCTTGCCTCTAGCACCTCGCTCGGTTCAAGCAAAGCACCAAGGGCGAATGAGCTTATAACAGCCGCCCCGACAAGTATACATTTCAGCCAAAAATTTTCCGCCTCTACATTTCTGCGATTATTTCTCATTCCATTATCCCCTTTGCGTTTTCTTTTGCTCTCGCCACTTCGGCGGGCGTACACATTTCCGCGATTTCGTGCGCTAATTTAAGCGCATCCCCGAGCCTATGTTCTGGCGCTGTCACGCATAGGACTAGCGCCTTTGTGAGTGCTGTTTCGTGTGTCATATATCCCCCTTCTACCCTATTGATACCCTATGGTGACCCTATACGCCATTGGCGCATAGCGTATTGATTACAGTCTGTGATCTTCCATCGCCTCAGCTAGTGTCTCGCAGTAATTGCCGCTTTCAAAGAATGGCGCATTGCCAGATCTAGATGGATCGATCGCCTCCCATACAACGAATGGATGGAGCGGATGATCGCGCTTGACTATAGCGATCGCGGATGGATAGCTAGACGAATCGCCCGCTCTTTGATTCCTGAGATCTATTAGCTGCCCGCCTACTTGTTTTAATGCTTTACTTAAATCCATTGTGATTCCCCTTTATTTAACTGCCGCGATTAGACCATCGCGCATTGTGACATTAGCGAAGAACTCGCGCCCTTGCCCTGTAATGTGTGGACGGTTCGCCCCTGTTAACACGCCATCGCGCTTGTATTCCTCGCCGAAAATACTGGTTTCGATATAGTCTAGACGTTGTCCGATTTGCTCTTTTAATACTTTTTTACTTGGGTAATTAAATACTAGCATGGTGATTTCCCCTTATAGATAACCTAGTTTAACTGCATTTTCGTCATATACCGCGATTTTAGCGAGGCCGGTGCGCGCCTCAATTTCTACTGTGTACTGCCATTCGGGATCTGACTTGCGGCAATCGGAGGCCGCGTCAATCGCTTGATCGTATGGTAGTATCGTTGGATTCTGCTCGTTTATTAGCATTGTTTCGCCCTCTTGTTTAACTCCATTACAGCATAGTGGAATTCGTCCCAATACTGCCCCGTTTTTGGATTGCCTATTGTTTCGCCAATTGTTGCCGCTTGATAGGCATCCCCCTTGATATACTCGAGCGATTCTATGGGCAATCCCCTAAAGCGCTTGATTGTTTCGCTATGCCAATTGCTCATAGTTAACCCCCCATTAATAATTTTTTGAGATACTTTACCGACTTGCCCGATAGTCTAGACAATTGCTCGAGTGTTATATTGCTAGTGTCGAATCTATCAATGATTTCGTTATCGCTCATAATTAACCCCTTGCTATAATATTAGCGTTATTAGTGCGCGATCCGTGAGCAGGGAATGCCACCACCGAATCGCGATTACTTACCGAACAAAGCTTACAAGTCGCGCACGTTACCTCGTCCTTGTATGTAGCAGGGCAAGTAATAAACTTAACCCCTTGAATCGTGCGCGTATCGTTCCCGTGATCACTTGGGACAACGGCAGCAATGGGCAGATTGTGGCGCTTCAATTTGATCGCGTGATCAATTGTGTTAGCGGATAAGTTAACCGTGAATCCCTTAGAATTAGCGGATCGAATCGCTTTGATGTTATGCGCATTGTCGCGATAGTGCGTGTAGGTAAAGCCGCGCTTGCCCGTGTTAGCGGTCGCGAGTAGATCTAGGGCTCGAGAGTCTAGGTTCTCGCTATCCTTGCTATCGGGCATTAGATCGCCCGCTACATTGTGACGCCACAAAGTATTAGCCTTAAGCTTGCCGATATTATCTAGGAAATCGGCGTAATTAGCGCCTCGCTCGCCTCGTGATACCTTATCCCAATTGAGGCGCGTGTAGTATCCGGCCTCTGCATAACACCCGTTAACGCCCGCGTAAGGGCATGCCTTGGGGCAAGTGTCTCTCGCGCTTGTAGTGCAAGGTATAGCGCCGATTTTCTGATTAGATGATTTTTTGACAAATTGTATATTCATGGTTTATTCCCCTTGTGTCAGATATTCGTTATTGATCCAGTATGTAGAGCGCTCGCCACGTTCTACATATTCGGGCAGCAATTCAACATAAGAGCGCGAATCGTCTTCGATATGCTCTGCTAGCAGATAGCATTCGAAGCTTGCGTGACCGTCATCGTATTCATATAGCATTGTGAATCCCCTTGGTGATGCGCCCCGAAGGGCGCGTGATTGGTTACGGGCGATATCTAATAATCGTTTTTTTCAGCTATTGCATTTAACAACAGCTGATCTTCTTCGGAAAGTAAACGCCAATGGTTCGCAAGCGCCTCGAAACCCGCTTCTGGGGTCTCTTGGAATTCTTCGCTTTGGTGCGGGACGATGTCATTCCACAGTGTGGAATAAAGCGCCTCGGTAACGCCTTCCATGCATTCCGCTACTTCATCTGCGCGCCGATAGTTAAATAGATCATGTGGCTTAATCATAATGTGCTTACCTATGTTGTGTGTGTGTATTGTGTTGTCGCCTAATACAATGCAGAAGGCGTGCCAAGTTTTCAAAGTCCAATGATTACGGGGTCTGTAGACGATGCACTGTGTATGTATACAGTGTTGAGAGTGTTACTGTGTTACCGCAAAGTGTTACCGTGTTACCGCGGATGTGTTACCGGCAACAGATTAGTTTGGTATGCATAGGGATGCTATTTGCTATTGGCTATTGGTTGCTATTCCTCCCTTCACTCTCGCTTCATGGATCTGCTCGCGCCTAGATAAGCCTCGCGTGCGCGCGATAACAGCTCGCGTGCGTGCGCGTATAAACAGACGGGGTTCGCGGAGGGGACGGGGAGGGGCGATTGCGCGCGGCTTTTTATTGTAGTTGCCCCCCAAATTTGCGTGAGGCCAAATTAAAAAAAAGAAGCAAAAAAACCACCCCTCAAACCCCCATGAACACAGGGGTTGGCGAAATTGACCAATTAGTGGTTTAATACGCCAAATATTAATCTTAAAAGAGCTTCTATGTTGTGGCTGAAGACAATGTACCAGTAAAGAGAAAGCGTGGTCGTCCCCGTAAGTCGGAGATAGAGAAGCCGAAGAACCGCCCTATTGGTAGACCCAAGGGTGACCATTCGGCTATGGCAGAGATGAAGCAGCGATTCCTCGCGAGAAGGGATACCAATGCTGTGATAGAGTCTATCTTCCGAGCCGCTCAAGATGATGACCACAAGAATCAATCTGCTGCGTGGAAGCTTATCGTAGATCGCATCTTGCCTATTAGCTCGTTTGACAAAGACAAGCTAGGCGGCAAGCCTACGGTCAACATAACCATCTCAGGGGTCACTGATACGATCGTAAAACCCGAAGTGATAGAAGGAGAGTTCCATGAGGATTGAAGACCTGCTAATCAAGCACGAGGGCTTGCGGCTTAAGCCTTACGAATGCACGGCGGGAGATATGACCATAGGAGTTGGGCGTAACCTAGACTCTATGGGATTGTCTGAGGATGAAGTCTACTATCTCCTCGCGAATGATATCCGTCGCTGCGAGCAAGAGCTAACCAAAGCGTTTGAGTGGTTTACCCACTTGGACTTGGTGCGTCAAGACGCTATGATGGATATGTGCTTCAACCTTGGTATTAGCCGTCTTCGCGGCTTTAGAGACGCTCTCAGAGAAATGTCTCTTGCTAACTACGAAGCAGCCTCGATAGAGTTCTTGGACTCTAACTGGGCAGAGCAAGTGGGTCAACGAGCGATAACCATTACTAACATGATACGCACCGGAGAATACGATGCCTAATGTAAACGGAAAGAAATACCCCTACACTCCTGCGGGAATGGCAGCAGCAAAAAAGGCTAAGGCTGTGAAGAAGAAAGCCCCACAAAAAAGGAAGTAGCATGGGTCTCTACAGTAACATTAACGCGAAGAAGAAGCGGATTGCAGCAGGTAGCGGCGAGACTATGAGAAAGGTCGGCAGTAAAGGCGCACCTACAGCTAAAGCATTCAAGCAAGCTAAGAAGACCGCGAAGAAAAAATGAACCTAGACATAAGTCTCCTTGAGTGGCAGAAAGAAGTTTGGAACGACCCTACGCGTTTCAAAGTAGTTGCTGCGGGTCGCAGGACGGGCAAGTCTCGTCTTGCGGCTTACCTTTTGATCGTCAACGCCTTAAGGTCAGACAAGGGTCAAGTCTTCTATGTAGCCCCCACGCAAGGTCAAGCACGGGATATTATGTGGAATCTCCTCTTGGAGATAGGTCAACCCGTGATAGAGAACTCGCATGTCAACAACATGCAGGTTCGATTAATTAATGGCACAACTATCAGCTTGAAGGGCGCTGACAGACCTGAGACAATGCGCGGCGTAAGTCTCAAGTTTCTTGTCTTGGATGAATACGCAGACATGAAGCCCGATGTATGGGAGCTAATACTACGACCTGCGTTGACAGACTTGAAAGGCGATGCCTTATTTATCGGGACACCAATGGGTAGAAATCATTTCTATGAACTCTACAAGCAAGCCAGTTTAGGCGAAGACCCCACTTATAAAGCATGGCACTACACCAGTTACGACAACGACTTACTAGACAAAGAAGAGATTAATGCGGCCAAGAAATCCATGTCTTCCTTCGCGTTTCGCCAAGAGTTCATGGCGTCTTTTGAAGCGCGTGGCTCTGAGATGTTTAAAGAAGAGTGGGTTAGGTTCGATGACGAAGAGCCTGATACCGGAGATTACTACGTTGCCATTGACCTCGCGGGCTTTGAAGAGGTAGGAAAAGCCAAATCTAAAAACAAAAAACTTGACAATACCGCTATAGCCGTGGTAAAAGTGGGCGAATATGGATGGTGGGTTAAGGACATTATCTGTGGTAGGTGGGAATTAAACGCCACTGCGGAGAAGATATTCCAGATAGTTAGAGACTATCAGCCCATATCAGTCGGCATTGAGAAAGGAATTGCCCGACAGGCTGTGATGTCGCCACTGACTGACCTGATGAAAAAGTACCAGAACTTCTTTCGCGTTGAGGAACTAACTCACGGGAACAAAAAGAAAACTGACAGGGTAATGTGGGCGTTACAGGGTAGATTCGAGAACGGAATCTGCAACCTCAACAAAGGTGAGTGGAACATCCAATTCATGGATGAAATCTTCCAATTCCCTGACGCCCTAACCCACGATGACATGGTAGACGCTTTAGCCTATATAGATCAATTGGCTAAGGTGTCTTACTCATACGACTTTGAAATAGATGAGTTTGACGTAATCGACTCAGTAGCGGGATATTAAGATGCTCGAATCCAACGAAGATAAGTTTGGCATAGAAGAGACTCTTGAGTCATGGGTAATGGAGAAATGCCGCGATTGGCGCGACCATTACGAGACTAACTACGAATCAAAGTTTGATGAGTACTACCGTCTGTGGCGTGGTATCTACTCTAGCGAAGACCGTAACCGCGATTCGGAACGATCACAGATTATATCCCCTGCCCTACAACAAGCTGTAGAGTCATCAGTCGCAGAGATTGAAGAAGCTACGTTTGGTCGTGGTAGGTTCTTTGATATGAAGGACGACATCTCTGACCAAGAGACGCAAGACGTAGTTTACCTTCGCGAAAAGCTCTTGGAAGACTTTAAAGCTAACAAGATTCGCAAGGGCGTGGCTGAGTGTTTAATCAACGCAGCCGTCTTTGGTACAGGTATAGCAGAGATTGTCCTAGAAGAAGTTAAAGAGATGAAACCTGCGACCCAACCTATCATGGATGGGCAGTTACAAGCGGTAGGTGTGAACATCTCAGACCGCACAGTCGTTAAATTACGACCTGTACTGCCTCAAAACTTCTTGATTGACCCTGTTGCTGTGGACGTAGACAGCGCTTTAGGTGTAGTGATTGATGAATTTGTCTCACCACACGCAATAGAACAGCTACAGGAGAAGGGTGTATACAAAAATGTCCCCTTTAACTTCGCGTATCCTGACACAGACTTAGATCCTGACCACGAACTTACCACGCAGCCTACCGATAAGACTCGTTTGACCAAGTATTACGGACTTGTTCCCCGCTATTTACTTGAGAATAACGATGAATACGAAGAGGTTGAAGAGCTAGTAGACAGCGAGGAAGAAGAAGGCTTCTATGTTGAGGCAATCGTAGTCATAGCTAACGGTGGTACTCTGCTGAAAGCAGAGAAGAACCCGTACATGATGCAAGACCGCCCTGTTGTGGCGTTCCCTTGGGACATCGTGCCTTCTAGGTTCTGGGGTCGTGGCGTATGTGAGAAGGGTTACAACTCACAGAAGGCATTGGACGCAGAATTAAGGGCTAGGATCGATGCGCTAGCTCTAACAGTCCACCCAATGATGGCGATGGACGCAACTCGGCTACCTCGCGGGGCAAAGCCTGAAGTAAGACCGGGGAAAATCATTCTAACCAATGGTAATCCTTCTGAAGTTTTGCAGCCATTTAACTTTGGTCAAGTATCTCAAATTACCTTCGCGCAAGCAGGTGAACTACAGCGAATGGTGCAGACTGCCACAGGCGCAATAGACTCCGTTGGTGTTGGTGGGTCGATTAACGGTGAGGCCACAGCAGCGGGAATCTCAATGTCCCTTGGCGCAGTCATTAAACGTCACAAGCGAACACTGATTAACTTCCAAGAGTCATTTTTGATACCATTCGTTACCAAGGCTGCGCACAGATACATGCAGTTTGAGCCCGAACTATATCCGGTAGCAGATTATAAGTTTGAGGTTACTTCATCTCTTGGCATTATCGCGAGAGAGTATGAGGTTACACAGTTAGTTCAGCTCTTGCAGACTATGTCTCCTGAGTCTCCGCTATATCCTGCGTTGATTCAATCAATCATAGACAACATGAACCTCAGTAACCGCGAG